TCGGCAAGTCCAACCTGAGCCTGCAGCTGGGCGTCTCAATGGCCATTGGCGCTGCGTTCATGGGCCTCGACACCAAGCCTGGCCGGGTCCTGGTGATGTCGGGCGAGGACGAGGCCAGGACCGTCCACTTCCGCGTCGCCAACATCTGCCAGGAGCTCGAGGTGCCGATGGCAGACCTGAGAGACAAGCTCGACGTCTACGACTTGACCCAGACAGACTGCGTGCTCTGGCGCGATGGCGGCCCGACCGACAAGATGCAGTGGCTGGCCGACACCGCGGTGCGATCGCGGGCTCAGGTGATCATCATCGACAACGCCAGTGACGTCTTCGCGGCCAACGAGAACGACCGCACCGAGGTGCGGGGCTTCATGCGGGCGCTCAACCTGATCGCCCACGTCACCCGCGCCGCTGTCCTGCTCCTGGCCCACGTTGACAAGGCCAGCGTGCGCGCTGGCGCTGGTCTGGACAGCAACACGACCTTCAGCGGCTCCACGGCCTGGAACAACTCAGCGCGCAGCCGTTGGGCGATGGTGCGGGACAGCGACCGCCAGGTGATGCTGCGCCATGAAAAGTGCAACCTGGGGCCGCTGCAGGAGGAGATCAGCCTCGAGTTCGACACCGGCTCCAAGACCTTCAAGCGCTTTGGCACGGTGCCAGGTGCTCAGGCTGCGGCTTCTCTGGTGCGAAATGCACACCGCGCTGCGATTTTGAAACTGATCAACCGCGCAGTGGGCGATGGAGTGAACCTGTCACTGAAGGCCAACGCGCCGGGCAGCAACGTGTTCAACGTCCTGCGCGATGACCCTGAGTTCCCGCGCATCGAGCGCAAAGCCTTCTTTGGGCTGCTGCGTGAGATGGAGAACGAGCAGCTGCTGGCGCTTGATTCCTACAAGAAGGCTAACCGCACCACAGGCCAGCGCCTGGTGCTGACCAAGGCTGGCGTGGCGCGTGTGGCTGTTGGTTCAGGGGCTGCGCCAACCTGGGCACAAAGGGAGGATGAATGAAGCGCAGGAACATTGAACGCGAGCTGCTCACCTGGCAGGTCGATGACGGCGAATACATTCACCTGGCCGCGCTGCGGCAAGCGCTGCCAGGCTTTCGCTGGGATCTGTACCTAGTCGGAGAGACAGCAGCCAGTCGGCCAAAGGTAATGAGGACCAAACCTCTGCTTGGCCGCTTGCGGCAGAACGCAACCGTGGTCTTGATGTCGTCCATGCGTGAGTGGCTTGATCATTACAACGCAGACAGGCCGGAAGCAGTGGCCGGAATGCTGGACGACCTGCGAGCTGCTGAACGCGAGTACATGGCCAAGCTGCGGTTGATCCGTGCCGAGGTGCGCGCCAAGAGCGGAGAGCATATCGGTCGCAAGCCTCAGCCAAAGCAAGCAACCAAGTCAACCAAACCGCTGAAGGTGACCAGCGGCGAACTGTTCAGGGTGTGGTGATGGGGCCTGAGAGCGTGATCTGGCTGGTTTGCACCCAGTGCACCGAGTGTGCACCAACTAGTGAGAGCGGACTGGGTGCAGTGGGTGCAGTGCATCCCACTCCCCCCAAGGGAGTGGGTGCAAATGCACACCCGCGTGAGAGTGAAACGTAGTGCACCGCACCCACTTAGATAGAGTGTGAGTGAGTGCGGTGCAGATTTGGATCGGATCGGATTGGATGGAGATAATCGCAACATGATTGAGACAAGGACAAAGCAGCGCGACGACTTGAAGCGGATGGTCAACGAGGCTGTGCTGACTGCGGCAATGCCCGCTGATGCTGACTCATTGGTCAGTAAGGAACAAGCAGAGAAAAAGCAGAAAAAGGGCGGGATCAGCCCGCTGACAGGCGCGCCGACGCCGCCGGGCCGCCCGCTGGGCGTGAAGAACAGGCTGACGAACCTGCGCGACGCCGTGCTCGAGGCCTTCGACCAGGTCGGCGGGACGCAGTACCTGGCGCGGTTGGCCGAGGGCACGCAGAGCGATCGGGCCGCGTTCGTGGGCCTGGTGGCCAAGGTGCTGCCGACGCAGATCAATGCCAACGTCGAGGGCGGGATTCAGGTGCAGTTGAGCTGGCTTGGATCGCGGCAGATTGGCACAACTGCGGCACAAACTGTCGAGGAGGTCACGCAAGTCGTTGATTTAGAACGGGATTCGGCAGGTAAGTACCGGATTGTTGATCAGAAGCATGGATCGCCGGGGGGTGAGCAGGCGGCGGGGGGTGCCACGCCAGAGGCCCTAGGAGGCGCTGACGGTGCCTGACGCTACCACGCTACCAACCGCCTGCCGAACGTCGCTCCTGCGTCGATCTAGGGGCCTTGGCGAGGCCCTGGCGCTAGGTGGGTGTGGCCATGACCCCCCATCCCCCCATCGAGCCGGGGGTGGGGGCCGAGCCGGGGCTTGGGTCCCCCCCCCATTTTTCTGAAACCTAAAAACTAATGATGAGATTCCCACAATGACCCACGACAACGTCAATCATCCCAAGCACTACACCAGCCACCCCAGTGGCATTGAGTGCATCCAGGTCACCGAGCACATGGGCTTCAACCTCGGCAACGCGGTCAAGTACATCTGGCGCGCTGACCTGAAGGCCGACGCGGTGGAGGACCTGCGCAAGGCGCGCTGGTACATCGAGCGCGAGATCCAGAAGAGGATCAAGGAATGAGCGAGAGCATGAAGCCCAACTTCTCCAGCCTCGACCACAAGGCGCTGGCGCTCCTGACCAACGACCTCTGGGACCAGCTGCAGGAGCTGCGCCACGAGCGCGAGCGCCTGCGCCTGGAGATTCTCAACCTGCGCAAGCAGATCGTGGACGACTGGAAATGAGCACCGCGACCGCCATCACCCAGCAGATCAACGAGCTGCTGAAACGGCACGCCAGCGAGATCTCCACGCTCAAGACCAAGATCCGCAGGCTGACGCGGCAGAAAGACGAGGCCGTTGGCAAGGCCCGCGAGTACCGCGGCTATGCCACCAAGAACCAGCGAGAGCTGGCCGCGCTGCGTAAGGAAATGAAGTGAAGCTCTCCGAGTACAAACCCCGCGACGTCTTCCTGCCGCTGCACAACCGCGACAAGCGCTGGACGGTGATCGTGGCCCACCGGCGCGCGGGCAAGACGGTGTCGATGTGCGCGGACCTGGTCATCGGTGCGCTCGAGACAGCGTTGCCCAAACCTCAGTTCGCCTACATGGCCCCGCAGCGCGACCAGGCGAAGAGGGTCGCGTGGTCCTACCTCAAGGACCTGACGCGCGAGTTCTGGTCGAAGCCGCCGAATGAGTCGGAGCTCAAGATCACGCTCAACAACGGCCACAATGGCGAGAGCACGATCTACGTCGCGGGCGCTGACAACTACGACGCCCTGCGGGGCATGTACTTCGACGGCGTCGTCCTGGACGAGGTCGGCCAGATCCGGCCATCGGCCTGGTACAAGGTCCTGCGGCCAGCGCTGTCCGACCGGCGCGGCTGGGCCATCTTTGCCGGGACGCCTGCGGGCAAGAACATGTTCTGGAACCTGCGCGAAGAGGCCCGGATCAACACCGACACCCACCTCCTGCTCGAGTTGCCCGCGTCCAAGACCGGGATCATCCACCCGGAGGAGCTGCGCGACGCCAAGGCGCAGATGACCGAGGACGCGTTCCTGGTCGAGTACGAGTGCTCGTTCGATGCGGCGGTGCCCGGCGCGTACTACGCCAAGCAGCTGGGCGAGGCCTACGAGGAAAAGCGGGTCGGTGCATATCCTGTGGACAAGGAGCAGCCCGTCCACTTGGTGGCCGACCTGGGATACACCGACTCCTGCAGCTGGTGGGGCTGGCAAGAGAGCCCTGACGGCTACCGGATCGTGGACTTCATGGAGGACGACAACCAGCCGATCCAGCACTACATCGACTGGGTGAAGGCGCGACCGTACAAGGTCGGCCAGGTCTGGCTGCCGCACGATGCGCGGGCGAAGAGCCTCCAGACCGGCAAGTCGATCATCGAGCAATTCCTGCAAAACGGGATCACGCCCCGGATCGTGACCGAAATGAGCCTGCAGGACGGCATTGAGGCGGCGCGGATGGTGCTGCCGAAGTGCTACTTCGATGAGACGGCGACCTACGAGGGCCTCGAACACCTGCGGGCCTACATGCGGGAGTGGGACGAGCGGACGCAGACGTACCGCAACAAGCCGAAACACGACCAGCACAGTCACGCAAGTGACAGTTTCCGCTACCTGGCCCTGGCCGCGTCTCCTATGAAGGTGAAATCACACCGAGGTCATACAATCGCACCAAAGAAGTCCGGTGGGATGAACTACGCCTTTTCGCTGGACGACATTTGGGACACCGGCCCCAAGCCTGAAATGAGGATCGGATGATGGATCAAGGAAAAATCACCAGCGCTGATGACTTTGAGAGCACCCCGCAGGGTCTGGCGTCGCGCTGGCAGACCGAGATCGAGGCCTCGCGCCAGGAACTGAGCAAGTTTCACGACGATTCCGAGAAGATTGTCGCCCGCTACCTCGACAAGCGCGACGACTGGGGGAAAGACCAGTCGAAAGTGAACCTTTTCTGGTCCACGATGAAGGTCCTGCTGTCGATGCTGTACGCCAGGCCCCCGAAAGCCGACGTCAGCCGCAGTTTTCAGGACGCCGACGACGACCAGGCCCGCGTCGCGGGCACGATGCTGCAGCGTCTGCTCAATCGAGCCTTTGACGACAACGTCTCGGCCTGGGATTCAGCGATTCGCACCGGAATTGAGGACTGGCTGGTCGTCGGACTGGGCCAGATGTGGCTCCGGTACGAGGTCAAGACCGAGCCGGAGATGATTCCGGCGGTGTTTGACGAGTTCGGCAACGAGCTCTCGACCGCGGTGGAGTCCGAGCGCATCGTCGAGGAGGACGCGCCGGTCGATTACATCCACTGGAAGGACTTTTTCTGGTCACCGGCCCGCACCTGGGGCGAAGTCCGCTGGGTGGCGCGGCGTGTCTACATGACCAAGGACCAGCTCAAGGAGCGCTTTGGCGACGAGATCGCTGGCGTCATCCCGATGGGCCGCCAGGGTCGCACATCCGGCACCAACCAAAACCCGCAGTACGACCCCTGGGCGAAGGCCGAGATTTTCGAGATCTGGTGCAAGGAGAACAAAAAGGTCTACTGGTTCGCCAAGGGCACCGACGTCATTCTCGACGTCAAGGACGACCCGCTGGGGCTGGAAAACTTCTTCCCGTGTCCCAAGCCCCTGGCCGCGAACGTCACCAGCTCCAACTTCATGCCCCGCGCCGACTACGTGTTCGCGCAGGACCAATTCAACGAGCTGGACGAGATCAACACCCGGATCACCTGGCTGACGCGTGCGGCCAAGGTCGCAGGTGTGTACGACAAGAGCGCGGGCGACTCCGTGGGCCGCGTCCTGCAGCAGGCGGGCGAGAACCAGCTGATCCCGGTGGACAACTGGGCGATGTTTGCAGAGGGCGGCGGCGTCAAGGGAAAGATGGACTTCGTGCCGATCGACCAGGTCGTCAACTGCATCGCCCGGCTGCGCGAGTACCGGCAGGACAAGGTCATGCAGATTTACGAGGTGCTCGGCATCTCCGACATCATGCGTGGCAGCTCCAAGGCCAGCGAGACGGCAGCCGCGCAGCAGATCAAGGCGCAGTTTGGCTCCACGCGGATCCAGCTCTCCCAGTTCTATATTGCCGAGTGGATCTCCCAGGGCCTGCGGATCAAGGCCGAGATCATCTGCAAGCATTGGCAGCCCGAGACGATCATCTCCCGCAGCAACATCCTGCGCACGCCCGACGCGCCCTATGCGATGCAGGCGGTGCAGCTCCTCAAGGACGAGGAGATGGCCGAGTACCGGATCAACGTCGAGGCCGATTCGATGGCCGCGCTGGACTGGGCCTCGGAGCGCGACGCCGCCGTGCAATTTATGCAGGGCCTGGGCGCGTTCATCTCCCAGGTGACACCGCTGGCCCAGGCGACCCCCGCGGCGGGACCGTACCTGATGAAGCTGCTGCAGTGGAGCGTGAGTAAGTTCCGCGTCAGCACCGAGATTGAGTCCGTGCTCGACCAGGCGATCGCCGGGATGCAGCAGGCTGCCCAGCAGCAGATGCAGCCGCCAGATCCGACCAAGGATCCGAAGTTCATGCTCGAGATGAAGAAGATCGAGAGCAACGAGAAGATCGCAATGGTCGAGTCTCAGACCGACAAGCAGATCGCCAGCCTGAAGGCCAGCGTCGAGCTACAGAAGATCGAGATGAAGGCCGCGCTGGACGGCGTCTCGCAGCAGTACCAGCAGATCATGCAGGCCATGAACACCACCGGCCAGGTGGCTCCGCAGCTCGCTCAGATTGCCGACCAGGTCGCGCAGCTGGCGCAGGGCGGGGCACAGGGCCAGCAGATGGCCATCCAGCAGATGCAGGATCTGGTCCAACGCATGAGCAAGCGCCGCAAGCGCGTGCCCGTGCGCGACGAGAATGGCGACATCACCGAAGTGCGCGAAGTGGACGACGACGAGGAAGACGACGCCGTCGAGCCCATGAGCATGGGCCAGGCTGATCTGCCGCCCGTCACGGGACCGCAGATGCCGCTTGGAGGCATGAATGGTTGATCTGAAGGGCAGCGTGGGTGAACTGCGCATGGTGCTGCAGATCACCCGTAAGGACACCGGCAAAGTCGAGGAGGTCGAGATGGTCGGGTTTGTAGATGAAGAGAAATTGAAGGAGCTTCAAAATGGCAGTAACTCACTCGACGGCGGCCCGCAACGCAGCGACTGACGCGGTCACCGCACTGATCGGGGCCAGCGGAAAGCTGGCATTCCGTCTCTCTGGCACGGTGTCAGCACCCGGCACCACCGTCGCCACACTCTCACTGAGCGCCACCGCGTTCCCGGCAGCCGTCAGCGGCACCGCCACAGCCAACGCGATCACTGCAGACACCAACGCCACCGGCAACGCATCGCCCGTGGCCACCGCGACCCTGCAGACCTCCGGCGGCACGGTGGTGATCCACTGCGCCGTGGCCGCGAGCGCCAGCGACATCAACATGACCAACGGTTTGACGGTGGCGGCTGGTGACACCGTGAGCTGCTCGAGCCTGACCTACACCGCACTGAGCGCGTAATGAGCCTGCCAAACGACTCGATCACGGTCACCCCGGGGACGGGGGCGACGATTGCGACTCAGCTTGCCAGCAGCAAGGAGTACCAGGTGGTCATGCTGGCCATGCCAGATGGCCACATCAGCGGCAGCTTGCCCCAGTACCGGCTGATCTGCCCCAGCCAGGCAGTCGGTGCCAGCAAGGTCTTCTTGGACCTGTTCAACGCCACCGGCAGTGGCGTGTCGCTGCGGATCATGTCCGCGTTCTGCTACGTGGACAACGACACCGCGGTGACCGGCACCCTGGGCGTTGAGGTCGATCTCACTCGCACCACGGCAGTCGGCACTGGCGGCACGGCGGCCACGGCAGACGGATCGTCTCTGACAGCCATCACCATCAGCAAGATGGACACCAACAACGCAGCGCTGTCGGCCAATATCACCGCACGCTCGGCCCCTACGGGCGGCGCGACGGCAGGAGCACTGCTTGGCCAGCGCTGGGTGTTCACGGAAGAAACAGCAGCCCCGTCCGGTATCGCTGGCACGCTGGGCGCTGAGTTCATCCGAAACGAGGGCGCTGATCTGATCGTGCGCGAAAACACCGGCCTGCGCTTTGTGCAGGGCACTGTGGCCTCTGTCGGCAACTTGTCCTTCGAGATCACCTTCGAGGTGTTCTAAACCGTGCTGCTTCCTCTGCTTCTTGGTCAGGGGACGGCGGGGCCTGCAACGCATGACACCAGCGGCGCATTAAGCGGACCTGGTGCCAGCGTCGCAGGCAGCGCGGCGCATTCTGCGCTGCATGCCACCAGCGGCGCGCTGACCGGTCAGCTGGGCTCGGTCGCGGGATCCGCGGCCAGGTCAGCGGGTCCGGTCACGCACAGCACCAGCGGCACCCTGGCCGGGACGACGTCGGCACTGACTGGGGCCGCGACGCGGTTCAGGGCACACGCCACCAGCGGTGTCTTGGCAGGCCCAGGCGCATCGGTGGCGGGAACCGCCCGCCGATTCCGCGCCGAGGCCACCAGCGGCGTTCTGGTGGGTCCTGGGGCCATCCTGGTCGGCTCGGCCTCCAGGTCCAGCGCATTTGTCACGCACGACGCCACCGGCGTCCTGGTCGGTCCCGGTTCGATCATCGTCGGAGAGGCCGACCCGCAGCACCCGGCACCGGCAGAACGCGGCGACGGCGTCGGGCGGCGCTGGAAAAAGCGCGAGCTGCAGGAGCGTGACCGTAAGCTAGAGCAGGAAAAGCTCGAGAAGAACCAGCTGCGCAAGCTGATCGAGCAGGCGATTGATCCCGTCAAGGACGAGGAATCGGTGAAGGTCGTGCGCACGGAGGCGGCGGTCGCGGTGGTCCCGAAGAGCGGGCCAGCGATCGCTATTCAGGCCCCGGTCAAGTTCGACACCAAGGCGATCGCGGCAGAGGTGACACGGGCTCTGAATGCCATCGGCGTCGAGGCCAAGCGCGCCCGCGATGCCGAGTCCAAACGCATCGCTGCTGAGGCCTTCCGCGTCGCAGAGGAAAATGTGAGGGCGCGAGTGAAGCGCAAGCGTGACGATGAATTATTGCTTTTGATGTGAGGACGAGATGGACTACCAAGCACTGATTGATACCCTGCGAGACAGGAGCCGCAAGTTCTTGGCTCTTGACACGCCGAAAGACGCCGACATTGGCGACATGGCCACCGACATCGGCGCTGGCTTTATTCCAGGCGTTGGCACCGCGCTATCTGCGCGTGACTTTGAGCGTGCCCGGCGCGAGGGCGACAAGCTCGGCATGGGCTTGGCTGGTATCGGCATGGTTCCGTTTGCCGCAGGCGTGACAAAAGGCGTCAGCGCATTGAGAAAAGCCAAGCAGGGAGCGGAAGCCGCAACAGATGCAGCACCGAGCCTGCGCCAGGTACTTGAGCAGGTGGCCAGCACGCAAGCGGCCAACGCTGACAACGTCATGTCGCCGCAGGCGCGCGTCGCGGCAGAGAAACGCATGATGAAAAACGCCATCCCGGCCAAGGATGACCCGTCGATTTATGCCAAGCGACCTACTGTTGACATGCCCGATCGCGTGGCCTTCCCAGGCATCTACAAGCGCCCCGACGCGCTGGTGGCCGGTGCTCGCGTTGCGCCAGAGGATCCGCTGCTGAAGCAGCTTTTCAACGTGACCCGCGACGATCTGTACGAGATAGCGCAGCAGGGCAAGCGCCAGGGCAACATCAAGGACAGACCCTTCGTTGCGCCTCCTGGTGCAAAAGGCGCGCGACACGCCGAGCGCGTGATGACCCCGCAAAACGAGCAGCGCATCCTGGACATCATCGCGGAAGCAGAGAAGCGCCCCGACCTCTACAAGGGAATGTCGTCTTGGTACACGATGGACCCCGCCTACGACCAGTTTGTGCGCCTCTACGGCAGGGAGCGCGCACCGATGGAGTACGACCGATTCAACACGTTGACCGGCATGGCCTCGCCAGGAAGCGAAGTGCTGGTTGAGCTCAACCGCGGCTCTGCTGCCAACTGGCTCGACAAGCAGGGCCGCTTTGCCGACTTCCTGCGCCACGGCGGCGGCATGACCAAGGACAGCCCCGCCGACATGGCCGCGATCATGGGCCACCCGTACCACAAGACGGCGCAGGGCATCCCGATGCAGAAGTACCTGCAGGCCGGAGAGGTTGACATGGCCTCGGCCAAGGTGCCGAGCTACATCACCGCGTCGGGCGTGCCTGACACTGGATTTCAGACTGCCTGGCCGGTGGGCGATGCGCACTGGTCGCGCCTGGTCGGACTGCCTGACGTGCGCGGCGCGCTCACTAAGAAGGGCAAGGAAGTTGTGCCAGGTGCCAGCGCCAGCGTCCCTGAGATGGTTTCGCTGGGTCCGTGGTGGCAGCAGAAGATTGCAAGAGAAGCGGGCCTTGAGTCTGTGCCTGCGCAGGCTGTCGTGTGGGGTGCTGGATCGAATGCAACGGGCGTGACGTCACCGATCGGCGCACCAAAGCTCGAGCTGCTGGCCTCTCAGATTGGCAAGACGGCCAAGCGCCTGGGCGTGTCCCCAGAGCAGGCCCGCGACATGGTGTTGACAGGCAAGGCTCACGCCGGATTCGTGACCCCGGAGATGGCGGCATTGCTTGGCACAGGTGCAGTCGGCGCTGCGACAGTGTCCGCGCTGCGTGATCGCAAGAAGAAGGAAGAGGAAAAGACCGAATGACACGACGCCGATACATCCAGGATCCCAAGACACTTGAGCTGATCGAGATCACCGAGGACCACCAGCCCCAGCTGCGCACCGACTCCGGTGCGCTGTGGGGCGACTCCAGCTACGCAGGAATGCGCGCGACTGATGGCACCGACATCAGCACCCGCACCAAGCAGCGCGAATACATGAAGGCCAACAACCTCACGACGGTTGACGACTTCAGTCAGACCTGGGCGAAAGCCAAGGAACAACGAGAGCGCCACTACCAGCAGGGCGGCTCGTTCACAAAGGCCGACATCGCTCGAGCCATGCATCAAGTCCAAAACAGAAGGTAAAAAACCATGAGCGAACCCACGACATCACTGCGCGACTCCATCGAGGCCGCGCTCGAAGAGAAGGAAGTACAAATTGAGCCGTCTGCTCCCACTGGTGGGGCACCGGAGGAAGGGGCCGGGGAATCCCAGCCGACGCAGACGGACACCTCTACTGGCTCACAGGATGAGCCTGCAGCCCAAAACCTGGACGCACTCGCAGAAACCGAGGCTGATAGCGAACAGTCACAACAACCGGATAGAGACGAGCAGGGAAAATTTAAGAAAGCCGCAGAAGGCGTCCAGCCTGGCCCGAAGTCAGGCCCCAAGCAGAGCTCAGACCGCGCTCCGGCATCCTGGAAGCCCGAGATCCGCGAGCACTGGGCGCAGCTGCCCGAAGGCGTGCGCGCTGAAGTGGCCCGGCGCGAGTCCGAAGTGGCACGCACCTTGCAAGAGACAGCCGAGGCGCGCCGCACCGCCGAGTCGGTGATGAAGACGATCGCACCGTATGAGGCCTTCATCCGGGCCGAGGGCAGCAACCCGCTGCAGGCGATCGACAACCTGATGAGCACCGCGGCGCGGCTGCGCACCGGGACCGCGCCCGAGCTGGCGCAGATGGTGGCCGGGCTGGTGAATCAGTTCGGCATTGGTCGCTTTGGGAACAGTTTCATCGAGCAGCTGGACTCCGCGCTGGCTGGCCAGACGCCCCAAGCGGCCAACCCGCAGACGTCGGCCATCGAGCAGGTGCTCAACCAGCGCCTGGCTCCGATGCAGAACATGCTCACCCAGTTTCAGCAGGCGCAGCAGGCCCGGCAGCAGCAGGAGGTCTACGCGGCGCAGAACGAGGTGTCGCAGTTCCTGACCAAGGCCGAGTTTGGCGAGGACGTCCGCGAGGACATGGCCGACCTGCTCGAGGTGGCCCAGCGCCGCGGCCAAAACCTGAGCTTGCAGCAGGCTTACGAGCGCGCCTGCATGATGAACGAGAGCGTGGCCAAGGTGATGCAGCAGCGTCGCCAGGCGCAGGGTGCGATGCAGCGCGGCGATGCCGCCCAGCGCGCCAAGGCGGCAGCGGTCAGTGTGTCGGGTGCGGCTCCGGTCGGAGCACTGCGCCAGGCATCGACCGACGTCCGCTCTGCGATTGAGGCGGCCATTGCGATGAACACACGCTGAGGCATAATTCACATCACGGGAGGGGCAACCCTCTTGTGGTGTGCTACAGCACCCCAGCCACCGGAAGCTCATAGGAGACACCACACGGTGTCCCACCTACGGCAAACACGGACTGAGTCAGGTTCGCGTAGGCACATCAAAAACTGGTGGGCAGAAAAGCCCGTTTCATTTTTTGATGAGGAGTTTCCCAAATGGCATTCGCTAATAGCGCGGTCAGCGACATCATCGCAACGACCATCCAAAATCGCAGCAAAACCATTGCTGACAACGTCACCAAGAACAACGCCCTGCTTGCCAAGCTGAATCAGCGCGGCAACGTCAAGACGATCTCTGGCGGTAACGTCATCCTGGAAGAGCTGTCGTTCGCAGAAAACGCCAACGCTGGCTTCTACTCTGGTTACGACCTGCTGCCCGTCGCGGCTCAGGACGTCATCAGCGCCGCTGAATACAACATCAAGCAGTTCGCTGTCCCGGTCGTTATGAGCGGCCTGGAGATGTTGCAGAACGCTGGCAAGGAGCAGTTCATCGACCTGATGGAAGCACGTCTGAACGTGGCCGAAGCAACGATCTTCACGCGCCCGGACGATCACCCCGGCCGCAAGGACCCTCCAGGTGGCCATGAACGCGCCGTGGGCCAACACCACACGCGGCAATGACCGTCCTGACCTGATCGTTCTGGACACGATCGTCTGGGGCTACTACATGGGCTCCCTGCAGGCACAGCAGCGCTTCACGTCTCCAGAGACGGGCAACCTCGGTTTCCCATCGCTGAAGTTCATGGACGCCGACGTGGTTCTGGACGGCGGCATCGGCGGCTACTGCCCCGCATCCACCGGCTTCTTCCTGAACACGAAGTACCTGAAGTGGCGTCCGCATGCACAGCGCAACATGGTTCCGCTGTCACCCAACCGTCGCTACGCCATCAACCAGGATGCTGAAGTTCAGATCCTGGCCTGGGCTGGCAACCTGACCTGTAACGGCGCTCAGTTCCAGGGTCGTCTGCAAGCCTAATTGGTGGGCCTGTCGTGGGTCACCCTTCCCGAGGGTTTGGGTGACCCACTCCCTCGGGTTTTTTACGGAGAAAAGTCATGGCAGCAAGTTATCAAACAGACGGCGTAATTTCCGACTCCACCGCGAGTCAGGACACCGGCGCATTGAGCACCGGCATCGGCGTCGGCGCTGAAAATTCTGGCACCAAGGCCGAGCAATCGCTCACCGCGGCAGCCTTCCAGGCCGCCCGCATCGGTGACGCTGCGGCGGGCACTGTGTACACGCTTGGCGCATCCTACGGCGCAAGCAAGGGCACGCGTTACGTGCAGGCATCTGGCTCGGTGGCTGATGGCGCAGCCGTCACTGCTGGCTGGTTGAATCGTTCAGGGCGCACGATGGCCTCTGGCGATTACGTTTGGGCCGTCGCGGCCTAATTTTCAAAATAGAAAGAAAACATCATGCAACCCACGACACCTACTATTTTTGAAGAGCCATCGTTGATGGCGCGTCCCGACGAGAGCCGGTACGCGCATGACGACAAACTGTACGTCGAGTTCTCGCGCGACCCGGTCATGCACCCTGGCAAGTCCAAGGACGCTGGCCGCGCGATCTACGAGCACCGCGACATCGATTCGCATCCACGTACCCGGCGACAAGACGTCGGTGGTCTACCGACAGATCACTGAGATGGACATCCAGCGCTTCCAGGCGCGCTACGCCAAGTGGAAAGCTGGCCAGGCCGAGGCCGTGGTCGGCACCCCGCTCAACGCGCTGCCCGGCATGACACCGGCCAAGGTCGAGGAGTACCGATTCTTCAAGATCGTGACCATCGAGCAGCTGGCCGACGCGAATGACCAGCTGGGCCAGAAGTTCATGTCCTTCCAGGCCGACAAGCAGCGCGCCAAGCAGTTCATTGAGGCTACCCGCGGCAACGCGCCGATCGAGAAGATGAACGAGGAGCTGCAGAAGCGCGACACGGAGATCGAGAACCTGCGCACGATGGTCGAGGCGCTGCAGGTGCAACAGGTAAGCAAGCGCAAGGTGGCGCAGACGGCTGAAGCCGAGTAATTGAGGAGAGCACGGGATGGCATTTCAGCTAGTTGACGAGTCCAGCCTATCGGCCATCGTTCAGAACGTGGCTGCGATGGTCAGCTACCCCGTGCCGTCTGACCCTGCAGGATCCACCGATGTGGCCGTCCAGCAGATGGTGCAGGCGGTCAACATGGCCAGCACCGAGCTGCTGTCCATGTACGACTGGCAGGAGCTGGTCAAGTCCTACACCGTAAGCATTCAGTCAGACGTCAGCGGCCAGCGCGAGAAATCGTTCTCGCTGCCGGAGGACTTCTTCGACTGGATCGACCAGACCAACTGGAACGAGTCCACGCAGCTGCCGTCGATCGGCCCGGTGTCTGCACAGCAGTGGCAGATGCTGCTGGTGCGCACGACGCTGCCGACGCTGTCGTTCTACTGGCAGGTGCGCGAGAACCTCCTGTACGTCCTGGCACCGCCCGATGTGGCGCAGGACATGACGTTCTTCTATTTGTCGGCGGCCTGGGTGCGCGACCAGGACAACGTAACCCTGTACAAGAACCGCGCCACCAAGAACGGCGACGTGATCCTGTTGGACTCCAACATGGTCACCCTGTACACCCGGGTGAAGTGGATGGAGATGAAGGGCCTGGACTCGAGCGCTGCGATGCGCGACTTCCAGATCTCGTTTGAGAACCGCAAGGGCGCGGAGCGCGGAGCTCCGGTCCTGTCGCTGGCGCAGAGCTTTGGATTTCCGTACCTCAACCCGCTGACCAACGCGCCTGACACAGGGTATGGGGTCTAACCATGCCGCTGATCCCTCTCGCCCCTTTCAAGACACCTAGAAAGGCAGCCGCCGCACAGGTGGCCGAGCTGTTCAACATCCCTGCGCCTGTCGGCGGCCTGAACTTCCGCGACCCGATCGCGGCCATGACGCCCAACGACGCCTTGGCGCTGACCAACTTCATCCCGCGCCAGCTGGGCGTGGAGCTGCGCAAGGGCTGGAAGGTACACACGGATCCAGTCGGATCCACGATCAATTCTGTGTTTGCGTACAACGCCCGCAACTCCACCAACGACAAGGTGTTCGGAGCGGCGGGCGGCAACATCTACGACTGCACAACCGAGCCAGCCACTGTCGCTCAGTCGGCCACCGGCAGCACGGACGACATCTGGTGGACGACACAGTTCGACACCGGCGCGGACATGTTCCTGCTGGCCGTGTCACCGTCTGCCGGGTACTGGACCTACAGCACCAGCACCGGCTGGGTGAAGCGCACGCCGACCAACCTGCCAGCCAACCCGCGCACGGTCGCGGTGTGGAAGAACCGGGTCTGGTTCACCTGCGAAGACGACACCAAGGTCTACTACATGAACGCGGTCAACACGATCGCGGGGACGGTGACGCACTTCGAGATGGGCGCGCAGCTGGCCCGCGGCGGCTACGTGTCTGCGATGCTGAACTGGACGCTGGACGCCGGTGTCGGCATCGACGACTACCTGGTGGCCATCGGCACCCAGGGCGACCTGATGGTCTGGCAGGGCACTGACCCTGGCAGCGTCTCGACGTTCGGACTGAAGGGCGTCTGGTACGTCGGCCCGGTGCCTAAGTATGGGCGCTACTTCACTCCGATGGGCGGCGACGTGATGATCGTCAGCGAGCTCGGCCTGGTGCCGATGTCGCGCCTGGTCAATGGCCAGTTTGTCGAAGGCGAGCCCGGCCCGGCGGCCAAGATCCAGGACGTGCTCGCGCCGCTGATCCGCTCGCTGCGCGACACGCGCTCATGGGACGTGCTCTCCATCCCGTCAGAGTCAATTCTGATGATCAAGCTGCCCGAGAGCGCTGGCACATATACCCAGTTCTGCATGAACGTCACCACGGGTGCCTGGTGCAAGCTCGCTGGCATGCCGATCAACTGCATCACGCTGCTGGACGGCCAGACCTACTTTGGGACCGACAACGGCAGCGTCGCCAAGGGTTTCACCGGCATCTACGACAACGTGGCCGAGGACGGCACGGGCGGCGACTTCATCGAGGGCGAGATCCAGACGTCTTTCCAATCGTTTGGGTCACCCGGTGTCAACAAGAAGTTTGACATGGCCAGGCCGATCTTCATCGCGCCTGACGCGCCGAGCGTCAAGCTGCAGCTCAACACACAGTATGTGTTCAGCAATGTTGAGGGCTCACCAAACTATCAGAACTTTATCCCCTCGCGCTGGGACAACGACGACTGGAACACCGCGCGCTGGGTCGGCAGCGAGAACACCTACCAGGCGTGGGTGGGCATCGCCAACTTTGGCTACTACGGTTCACTGAAGATGAAAGTGCGAGGTCTGCCGCAGACGGTATTCACGTCTTCGCACGTTATGGCAACACCTGGAGGAATGATGTGATGGCTGATTACGCAAGCAGTTTGATTCAAGCCCTGCGTGGCAGCTCATCGGCGCAAGCCCCGCAGTCTGCCGTGCCCGGCTACGAGCTCTTTTCTCCGCAGTACCAGCAGTCCGCGTCCCGCATGGTCCCCCGTGACTACAGCGGGATGGCATTCAATCCTCAGGTGCAGACGCACCAGGCTGCACCCGAGAAGGTGATGCCCAACAAAACGATCGAGCTGCTGCGCAATCCTCCGGTTCTGTCGCAGCCGCAGTACGACGGCAACGGCTACCAGGGTTACACCGGCAACAGCGCCGCGGGCATTGGCAACATGGCCTACCTTGGCGGCATGCTCAGTGACCTGGGCATGAAGGGCCTCGGCAACCGCGCCGCGATGGCCACAGCGGGCATGCTGCAAGGTATGGAGACAGCCGACATCAATGGCTACGGCGGCTACGGTTTTGAAGGCGGCGGCGGGTACGGCACAGGCGTCGGCCCTGGCGGGTCTGGCACTGGCC